CCGCATTGCGCCTCCAGCTGGTGCAGGAATTTTTTCACGTCGCCGTTCCCGCCCATTTTTTTATACTTCTCTCCGGCGATCAGGCGCTCTGCCATTGGCATTTCTTCCGACATGATGGTCAGGCGGAGAATTGCGAGATACTGCTCGTTCTGATGCGTCTGCATCTTGTCGAGCTTCTTGTCGATCTCGCCGAGATGCTCATCCTGCGATGTGGCCTTGCCGCGCTTTTTCTGTATCGCGCCAACGACGGCATTGACGACCGCCGTCAGCGCGGATGAGCCAAGCGCGGCGCAGACGAGGGTGACGATGATGGTTGCAGCGTCCATGGCTATGTACCTTCTTCCGTGATCTTCTTCCACCCGTCCGGGTTAACGGATGGGTTCCAGACGTTGGCGGCGAGCAGGGATTCGTAGAGCTCGTCCTGCCACCAGCCTTTTTCGCCCTTGGCAAAGGCGAGACCGGCAGTGATGGTCTCGGGGATGATCCTGTAGCCCTGCTTGTAGGCGATGTCTTCCCAGAGGGCCGGGGCGGCGTCCGGGGTGTTCTGGGCCGTGTCCCAGAGGTCGGAGGCGGCGCGCTTGATGGTGCCGCCCCAGTTGATGCGCGTGCCGGCTTTGACGAGGCTGCCAGAGCCGGTCAGGCGGGTGAAAAGCTCCGGCGCGAGACTCGCGTCGGCGTCGGTGAGACTGGCTGCGCTTTTGACGATATAGGGGCGCAGCGCCCGCGCCCGCTCGGTGTAGGTGCTCATGTTATTCCGCCTCCCCGAGCAGGATCTTCGCGGCGGTCTCTGCATCCGTCAGCGGCAATGCTGCACCCATTTCCTCATAACTGCCTTCTGGCTCAGTACCTTTCAGCGTATGGTCTGTGAGATGAAACACCATGTCAGAAAGCACCTGATGTTCAGTTCCTTCTTCATCCGTAATAGTCACAGCCATCTTCGCGCAAAAGCCCTCGGCCTCGGCTTCCTTACACGGTACATAACAACCGTTGCTGTGCAATCGGATGAGCACAATGTTGTCTGCATACCCGGCAAATGCACCGTCCTGTTTTACTGCATACATGGTGTCCCTCCAAATTTCTCTTGATAGATTTTCTCCAATTGCTTTGTGCTTGCTGTTCGCAGCCGATTCTTCCAATATCCGTTTTCCTGCCCCGGCCATTTTTCATCCGTAAAGTCTTCACCGCAGCCGTTTTTTCTGTACCATCGGTACAGATCGTTCAGCATTTTCTGCCGCTCGGCACCTTCCTGCGTGTTCGGCCTGAAATGCTCCCACCCGTTTTCGGACGTCGCAGCGCATATCCGCCTGCCGTCTGCTGCAAACAGGAACCCTTCAATCTCCGATACAACAGTTCCGTACCGGAGATTAAATGCTCCATCGATGCCATTCCCACGGAACCGCTTATACACGATATATTCCATGCGCTTCTCCCTCATACGCAAAAGCCGGGCGCGAAGCCGAAGGAAGCGCGCGCGGTGCGGTCTTCGACTGTCCCGTTGGTGTTCACATTCTCGAAACCGTCGGAGCTGCTCGCAAGCGGAGAACGGAGCCACCAACGAGCGGCGGCACTCGTTCCGTTGTGCTTGTACTTTACCTTGCTGTTTCCAGCGGAATAATAGGCGTACTGCGCTTGCTTACTCGCCTCGTTCGAGTTTGCTCTCGAAATGCTCCCGAAAACCTCAAACTCCGAGAGGAGGAAAAAGTAATCCTTTGTCGCCGTGACCGCACTCGCGGATGTGCTATTATTTCCCGTATTGTCCGTGTACTTGGTAACGGACTTTAGGACTGCACGGAGCGCCGCCGGAATGACTGCGATAATCGTTCCGGAATAGCTCGAGAGGCTTGTCCCGCAAATATTTGTACGCATTTGCGAGCTCGCCCATCCGCCGGAGTTTGTTGCACTACTGTTCATAGAGAAATAGCCGGTTGTCGAAACGGGCGAGGTATAGTAACTATCGCAGAAACACACGTCCGTACCGCCGGAGAGCGCGGTCTTTGCAAGTTGGAAATGGATACAGTTTTCCCCTTCTAGGCTCGCGTTATGGTTAAATCCAATAATGAACGCATATGTTGTGTAATTAGATAGTGTAAGATGTCCAACCGTGCCGTTTAGCGTTACAGCCTTTCGGTCACCGACGCTCCAATAGTTCGCGCCCTGTCCCGCGTCGGATATATCTTTTATTGTTTCCCAAGTATTTTTATTCAGTGTCGGATATACAAAATTAAGCGACACCGCGTAACTGTCCGTGATAGTTACGGCTTTTGTGTCAGATGTTTTCCCGTCCAGCGTCGCGGATACGCTCCATGTTCCGGCTTCCGGTACGATAAGCGTGCACGTTCCATTGACCGATGTGCCACTCTCAGACAGGCTTCCTTTTGTCGCGGTAACAGTTGCACCAGATGTCACAGTTACAATGATTTGCAGTTCTGTACCAGTCTGAATGGCCTGAATGGCTGTCACAAATCCGTCCGGGTAGACCAGTGGGTCAGATGTGCCGCCCTTCTCCCGGATAGCTGATGCAACCTTTGTCAGGTCGGTTGTGTTTGTCAAATATTCCGCCATCAGAAGCTCCCTCCATTCGCGTTTGCGATCTCTACAGCCGCCCACGCACCGTTGGCCACCCGCAGAAATTTGCCGTTGTCAGAAGCCGTGACAGACGGCACTTCGCGAACCTTGACAGCTCCGGTCTTGCCGTTGACGGAGGTGACAGGGGCGGTTTTGAGGTAGTCCTTGCCCGCCACGGCCACCACCCACGCCGTCGGCTTGCCGCTTGCGTCGACCGCCTTGACCTTGATAAGGTCGCCGACCTTCGCCCCGGAGGCCAAAAGCACGTCCTGCTTGCCGCTCCATTCGGCTTTGTTTTCGCGCACGTCGCCGATGGCCTCGTCGATCTGCGCGCCGGTATACTGGCTGTTGTACGCCATGTGATCACTCCTTCATGCACAGGAAATCCTCGCCGTCAGCCGTTTTCATCGTCTGCGACTGCCCAAGCGGGATAAATCCGTAGTTGTCGTTCCAGCTGCCGTCCGCGCTTTGCGCGAACAGCGAAATTCTGTATTCTCCGTCTCCGGAAAGCAGGAAATCGTCGTATACCTCAAAGGTGCGCTGCGTGCCCGCCGGGGTCTGGGAGAAGGACGCGATCAAAGCGCCCTTCCCGCGGCCCCAATCCTCGCCGGACTTCGTCGCGCGGCACTCAAAAGCCGTATAGGCGATGTCCGACGAGAATGTGACGGTGATCGAGTCGAATCCCGAGACTGCCGATATCTTGTTTCCGGTGATGGAGAAGGTCAACTCCGGCGCGGCCATTAGGCTGCGCTCCACGTCCCGGCGGCGTTCTTGACGAAGACCTTCACGATCTTCACGCCGTCGCCGGAAGACGCCGATTCGAGGTCTACGCCCTTGACTGTGACGTTGATAGCGGTGTTCTTCTTGTAGCCGCCTGCCGTGCCGCTGACGTTCGTGGAGCCGCCCGTCGCCGGGATCTGCGTGCCCGCCGTGTGCAGGCTGCTCGTCGCCGGAACGACGCGGACGGTGTATTCCTCGAAGTCTACGTCGCAGACGAAGGAGAAGGCCGCCGCGTCGTAGCCCGTGACCTTGGAGATGCGGCTCTTGTCGGGGCCGGTGATGGTCACGGCGGGAATCGTGGAATTGAGCGTGATGGTGTCGCTGACCGCCGCAGATTCATTGCCTACGTCGTCGCGGACCTTGCAATAGATTGTCTTGAGGCCGTCGCCGTCGGGAAGCGTAATGGCCTTTTCTGCCGCGAACGTCTCCCACGACGCAGCCTCTTCCGTCTCCGCCGTCTTCGTGCCCCAGATCTTCATCTGATAGCCCGTCGTTACTTCATCGGAGACGGAGATCTTCGCGGTGACGTTGGCGCTGGTCGCGTACTGTGCGCCGTCATTCAGGATGATCGATAGACCGGCAGGTGCCAGCGTATCGAGTGTTAAATTAAAAAAGCTTGCCATTCGGATTTAACCCCTTTCTTCACTTTTGAGTTCAATGTACAAAAAGCCGCCCGGCCTTTCATAAATGGTTTTCTCGCCCAGATGGGCGGACTTAATGCCCATGGAGCCGATGAACAGCGCCAGAATGCGTTTGATTCCAAGTGCCAGCATGTCAGCCCTCCACCAGATACAGCGTCCGCGCGTCCTTTTCGTCCAGCGCGTCATAGTCCGATTTTGTCAGCACGCGGATCTCGTCGATCTGCGCGGATGATATCCCCCCGCCCCCGCCTCCGCCGCCGGACTGGCGGGCTTCGTTGATGGCGGCGACGAGGTTGTCCTTGCTGTAGGTCTTGAGATCGTTCAGGTCGCCGATCTGCTCCTGCAGCTGCGCCCAGACGGGGAGTGTTGGATCCGCCGAAGGATCGCCGGACGGCTCCACCGCAGGCTGCACCTTGCCGAGCGATACCCAGACGGTCGGCAGCACGACGCCGGAGGCGTTCGTCCCGTACACGCCGACGCGGGCATAGCGCCCCGCCACGGCGAGAATCTCGGGCGGGACGGTCACGGTATCGCCATCCCATTTCGCCGGGAGCACGTCGATGGTGGCCCTTCCGTTTGTAAAGACGGCGGTCTTCGTCAGCCCGTCCCAGTCGGATGAAAACGCGAATTCGACGCTGACGGCCTTCGCCATGCCCGCCGTCAGCACCTCCGGCGGCGAGCACAGATGCGCGGAGGCTTTGGTGATGTGGATCTGGATCATGTTATTTCGCCTCCTATGCAATCACAGTGCCGTTCACAAGCAGTTTCCCGTCGCTGTTGCACCTTAATGCTGCGTATTTGCTTGCGTTATAGCACAGCCAAACCCTATTTGCAGCCACCCCGTAAAACGGCACATTTGTCGCGCCGATGCTTTCATTCCCGTAAAGTGGCAGCAAGAAATTGCTTTTGACGTACATGCCGTAACTATCTTTTTTGATTCTGTCTGGCGGAGCGCTCTCTCCTCCGCTCCCGCCGCTTCCCGGCGGGCCTACGACGTACTCGACGATATAGCTGCCGGAGATCCGCGCGACCTTGACGCGGTCGCCCGCAGCGAAGGTGGCCGACGTGTTGCACTTGTAATGCTTCGTCGTGGCTTCGGTCTGCCCCTCGAGGATGAGGGACAGACCGTCGTCATAGACCGCGCCGACGGTCGCCAGAAAGTTCTCCGGCAGGTTTTCGTCCGGGATCTCGATATTCGTCACAAACAGGCTGTCGATGCCCTCCATTATGCGATCACCGTCCTTTTTGCAGAGTGTGTCATGAGGCTTCCGGCCTGCAGCGTGACCGACCAGCCGGTTTCGAGGTAAATTCCGCCGATTTCGTCGTGCGTCAGGGCGAGGATATCGCCGACGCCGTGCCCCGGCTCATTGAGCGTGTAAAATGTAATGGCGCGCGTAGCAAGCAGCGACTCGTTGCGGCGCTTGTCGGCGTAAGCCTGCAATTCGTCCTGCGAGGCGATATTGTCTACCCGCTCGACGGAGGTTATGCGCATGCCGCGCTTGAAGGTGGATTTCTTGGAGGCCGGATTGTCGTTGACGGCCGTCGCCACCATGGCCGCGTCCATGTCCGGGTTGTTGCAGGTCACGATGAAGACGTTCGGCGCGTCAAAAATGTCCGTTTCGTCCGACCAGTCCGGCCCCGGATGTTTCTCCGGGAGAAACAGGTCCGTCACGCCGTATCGCCAGTCGATGATTGCTGCGGACGGCTCCTGATACGGTTCGAGCCTGCATACGCCGTCGGCGTCAAACCAGAGGCTTTCGTAATTGATCTCGGACAGCAGCGCGTTCACGATTGTCAGATAGCTCGTTCCAATCGGCCAGTCTTCGCGGTCTGTCGCCAGCACAGCGGCGTTTGGCGTTGCGATCACGAGCGAGATGCCGCAGGCTGTCAGCAGCTTGCGGATCTCAGTAAGATAGGACGCCCCCGCCGCAAGATGCAGGAGCGTTTCTGTTTTCTGCGTATACACGCGCCAGCAGCGATCATAGGCTTCTATTTCCATGCGCGTGCCGGCGCTTCCGCCCTTGCTGCTGACGGTCGCGGCCTGATAGATGCCGAGAGAGTGCTCCGTCCCGTTTACGATGAGCCATGGCCGCAGCTCGTCCGATTCCCACGCCGCGACGGCATTGGGAAGAAAGCTTCCCTTGAGCGTGCCGTGGATGTTCGCGGCGCGGTCGCTCATGATCTGCGGTGGGCTGCCTGTGTCCCATTGCACCTGCGTGATGGGTGCGCCGTTCCGGAGCACGTCGATGCGGAAGCGGACGTCACGGGTCAAGGGTGATCGCCTCCTTCCGGTTCGTGTGCGAGATGGTGAAGGAATAGCGGCGCATGAACTCGTCGCAGTTGCTCTCGAGCGACGGGAGCGAGCCGATGGCCATGTTGCCGTAGCGGTCCTTGAGGCAGACGAGGCGGCCTACAAGGGCCTCAAGCGCAAGGGCGGCGGCCCGCTGCGCGTGCGGCCAGGCGCAGGCGACGGATAGGGCGCGGTCGCGCTGCTCGCTGCGCTCCTCGACTGGGTAGGCAAGGCCCGCCAGATGGACGGTCGAGACGCCGGCCGAGAAACTGGTGCGGTTGGTGCGCAGCTGCGTTTCGGACAGGCGCATCTCGAGCCAGACGCCGGTCTCGAGGTCGCAGATCATGTTGGTCTCGGGCAGCACTTCGACAGTGTCGGAATTGGACACGCCGTAGTTATCGCTTTCGTCGTAGCAGCCGCGGACGCGGTAGGTGACGGAGCCGATGCTGGTGTGGTCGACGTACTGCTTTTGGACGGTGCGGCCAATGGCGACGCCGTCCCGCTCGATCAGATAAAAATCGTAGCTGCCTGCGGTCCGCCATGTGAGCGCGGCCTCATGGCTTGCGGTGACGCTCAGTGTGATCGCCTCGCCCTCGGTGTGCGAAACGGGGAGCGCGGCTGCGCTCCACTCGGACCACATGCCGTACTTGTTCTGCACGCGCACGCGGACGGTGTAGCTGCCGTCAGCGAGATAGACCGGCGAGCGCCATGCTTTCTCCGTGCCGTAGACCGTTCCGGAGGCGTAGCCGCTCGAGAGCGTCAGCTGATAGGCTTCCTGCTCGGAGGTCTGCCATGTGATGCGCGGGCGCGGGCCGGTGGACTGAATGACGATGGACGGTGCGGACGGGGCGTTGATGGCGATAAACTCTGCCTTGTCGCTCCATTCTGACGGCGTGCCGTCTGTGTTGTAGGTTCGCACGCGCCAGTATTTTGTTCCGCTTGTGAATTTGTTCGCCGGAACATCGTAATACTGGTTTTCTCCCGCGACGGTCGCAAGGGTGTTCCACGTCATACCGTCGGCAGACCACTGCAGATCCGCTTTTCTCTGCGGCGTGCCGGTGGAAATGATGTGCTTCCACGAAAAGCGGTTGACGATTGTCGCGTCGATGACGATGCCGGAAGGGGAGACGGGCTTGGCCGTAGGGGTAACGTCTGTTGTCGTGATCTCTTGCCATGCGGACGTCGTTGTCGTTCCGCTGTTTGCCGTCACCTTTACGCGCCATTCGAGCGTCCCGGACGGGAATGTGTTTGCCGGGACCGTGCAAGCGGTCGTCGCGCCAGACACGCTTATCGTTTTTGATGTGCTTGCGTTTTTTACGCGCCACTCAAAAACAGCGGAGGTTTGTTTCACCTCTGCGAAGCAAACCTGCGTGAGATCTGTGTCATCCTCGGCGTCCCATGTAAATGTGTTTTTTTGAAACCTGTTTACGAACGCTCCTGACGATGGGGAAAAATTGTCTGCTTTTATTCCGACATTGTCGTTTGAGTACTCGCATGTCAGGAACGGCTTTCGCGTTGATTTTTCCCCATAAAAAATTGCTTCGCTTGTTCCAGACGGCGCTCCTCTGAACGCAAAAACAAATCCATTCTTTATGCCGCTTTTTAATTCTGTTTTGCGTTCTTCACTGTATGGCGTATAATCTGCACTTAGCTGTATAATCTCGTTCAGCGTAGACCAATATCCATCGGCGTGCTGCGAAAGGCTCTGTCTGTAAACGCTCGGCCTAGTCACATATGTTACTGTGCTCACATCGAGTGGGCTTGCCAGCCCGTTCACATATGCCCAAATTTGTTTATACCCAGTCTCGCTTTCTTTTGTCGGCTGTGCGTATATTGTAAGCGTCACCTTTGTTACGCGTTTAAATTTATACGCATCTCCCGGCACAGGGAATTTGATATATATGTTATCCCCTTGCTTGACGTTTCCTGCTTCCCCCGTAAACGGGTCCACAAACAACTTGTACTGTGCAAGATTTGAGTAGTTTGTATTCGGGTGGTTCTTTGCAACTGCCGTTGACCCACTCGCCGGTACTGTAAAGGTTGCCATTTACTTCGCCCCCATTCTGGCTGTGATGCGTGCGTTTTTGGCGATGCGGAGGATGGTGTCGAGGTCGTCCACATGATCAACGTAGACGGTTGTGTTGTAGGTATCGCCGGAGGTGTAGCGCGTTTCGCTGGCTGTCTGGATGCGCGATCCGGACGGCAGGAAGATCCGCTCGAGACCGTTTTCGTTCACCCGCGTCCATCCGCCTCGCCAGTTGTCCGTTCCGGCGGCGTTGCCGCCCAGATAGCGGCGAACCCATTCGTCCTCTGTGATGCCGATGGTGGACGGGTCGCCGCGGGCAACTGCATCCTCGTAGGCTTTGGCGAGGTCTGCCGCGCTCCGCCCCCACTGCTGCTCTGTGTAGCTATCGAGCAGATTTTGGTAGTTGTTGCCGTTGCCGCTGGAATAGCCAAAGCCGAGCGCGTGCGTCAGCTGCCCCCAGCCCTCGCCGATGTGGCCGGTCGAGATGTTTACTACGCCCTTGATGAGTTCCGCCGCGTCGGCGATGAGCGCCATTACCTTTGCGAGTGGCTGCAATGCCTTGGTCAGCGCCGGGACGCGGTTGTTGGAAAGGTCGGACATAGGGTTCAGGATATCTCCGACGGTATCCAGCAGCATGCCGAACGAGTCGACAATGCCGGAGTCCTTGAGCGCCTTGCCGCCGTCCTTTACCATGGTGGTCACGTCGCCGTAGAATTCTTCGAGGTACGGGGCGAATTCGGCGGACAGCTGGTTTTTCACGCCCTCCTGCGTGTTCTGCAGGCGCTGGTATGCGTCGTCTACCGCGCCGAGTGCAGAAAGCGCCTCGTCGTCGAGCACATACCCGACGTTGTGCGCCTCGTCTGCGTAGGCCTTGAGGGTCTGCGAGCCCTGAATGATCAGCGGATTCAGATCCTGCGCGGAGCGGCCAAAAATGTCCATGGACATTGCGTCCCGCTCGGTTTCGTTTTTTACCTGCCCGAGCGCGTCAATCGTTTCATAGAAAACATCGTTCGCGCTGCGCATACTGCCGTCGGCATTGGTCACGGAGACGCCCAGTGCCTCAAAGGATGCCTTCGCATTGCCCGTGCCGTTCATCGTGTCCTGCATGTTGTTGGTCAACTTTGTCAGGCTTCCCTGCAGGGTGTCTACGGATACGTCGATCAGCTCGGACGCATAGGCAAACTCCTGCAGCTGCTGTGTCGATTGCCCCGTCTGCATGGAAAGCGTGATGATGTTGTCAGCAAAGGCGGCGGACTCCTTCGTCATGGAGATCATGGCTTTTTCTGCCTTGACGATCGCCGCCGCGACGGCAGCAAAGCCGCCCGCCAGCGCCAGCGACTGCGCATCGAGGCTCCCCATGGCGTTCATGGAGGACTTCATGCCGTCCGGCAGCTGGATTCCGAGCTTGGACGTCAGGCCGTTCACGACGTCGCCGAGGTTGCCCATGCTCTGCCCGGCGTCCTCGGTTGCGGTGGTCGTGTCCTCTATTTGCTCTGTGTTGTTTTTCAGCTGCCCGTTCAGCTTGTAAAGCTCGGCTTCCGCGTTATTGAGTTCTTTTTCCCAGCGCAGCGTTTCCACTGCGTTTGATCCGTAATTTTCTGCGGCTTCTTCGAGTCCAGCTTTCAGGTTATCGATTTTGTCATACTGCAGGCTTATTTTTTGGGTTAGCAGGTCCGTTTTCGCCGCCGAAAGTTCTGCTGATTCTGCGTTATCCGCATATTTTGCCGATACCTTCCGCATCTCGGCGTCCAGCACGTCCATGCTTGCGCTGAGCCGTTCGATATTCTCCCGGTATTTTCGTTCCTTCTCCCCATTCATGCGCTGTTCATTTTCGCGCATCTGGTTATTTAGATCGTTCAGTTTCGCTGTTGCGTTTTGCAGGCTGGCCTGCCACGCCATTGTAGCTTTGCTGGATTCTCCCGTTTTTTTTACGGAATTTTTCAGAGCCTCTTGCATATAGCGGATCTTTTCTGTTTGCGAATAGATCTGCCGTTGCAGGATGTCATTCTGTTGCCCTAGCAGCTTTGCGCTGTCTGCATTTTTCCCATAAGCAGACGTTACTTTCCGCATCTCGGCGTCCAGCACCTTCATTCCGTTGCCGATCTCGGAAATGGCCTGCTTGTATTCTTTTTCGCCCGAAAGCGTAAATTTTGTATTGATGTTCGGCATGTTAGGTGCCTCCGTTCAGATAGGCCGACAGGCTCTGCGGCTGTTCCTGCTGCTCCGGCTGCTTTTGCGGCGCAAGCGCGTCAAGCAGAAGCGTTATGCGGCGCGGGGACATGGTTTTCCAGAAATCCCGCTCCGGCAGATGCAGCCGGAAGAGCCAGATTGCGAGGAAGCCGGGGAAATCAAAGCCCAGCTGCTTCGGTTTCCCCGGCGGTGTCAGTTTTTTTCGTCTTCCTTCTGCTCTTTTCCGGCCTGATTTTTCTCGACTACTTCCGCCCAGACCAGCGGATAGATCAGTTTTCCGGCTTCGATCGTCTGCGAAAGCGTGAGCTTCCGGCCCAGCTGCTTCCTGGTAAATACCAGCGGCAGCCCGTTTTCGTCCTTGATCCCCTGCGTGTCGGCGGCGTCGGTCAGCATGCCGGCCAGAAAGGCCAGCGTGCTTTTGATTCCATGGATCCGGTCAAGCGCCTGCAGAAGATTGCCGTCGTATTCATCCTGCACATACGCTGCGACATTCATGTTGCAGACGAGCCGGTAGGTCCTGCCCTCGAATTCGTAGTCTACAAAGTCAAACTTGGTCGTTTCCATCAAGTTTCACCCAGCTTTCCCTTGATCCAGGCAACGGCCTCCGCCGCGGTGTCGACGGTCTCGGTCTCGAGCAGCAGCTCGTCGGCCGAATCGTCTGCGAGGAATTCGCCGGTCGTGGTCGGCGTGTTGAACTGGATGTTCTCGCCCTTGGTCTGGTAGGACAGCGAGGGCGGGCCGAACAGCGCTTTCGGCACCCAGACGCAGGTGTATTTGGTCACGCCGTCGATCTTGTCCGGCGCGTAAAAGCCGACGCCGACATAGTTTGCGATGTCTTTTGCCGAGAATTTCAGATTTTCCTTGCTCGTATCGGATGTGCAGCCGTAGAGCATGGCCTGTGCGGCCCTTTTGATGTACTTGACAGCCAGCGAGATCGTGCCGCCGGTGGCAAGCTTGATGTACTCGGCAAGCTTGGATTCCGCGTACAGGCGGCCCTCGGCGAACTTGAGTTCCAGCTGCGCGCTCATGGCGTCGCCGACGTCGGTCGGCTCTGTGTAGGTCACGGTGCCGGACGTGTTTTTATACTTTCCCGCCCGGATGCCGCGTAAGTCAAAACTAGGCATTACAGTAAGCCCCTTTCTTTCAGCTTTTGTGTGAGGATTTTTTCGAGTTCCGCGTTCACGCGCTTCTGCGCGTTGCGGACACCCTTTGTCCAAAAATAAGTTCCTGTGATCTGCCCGTACCCCTTCGCACGGCCGTAATTCAAAACAAAAAGCACGGTCGCTCTGCGCGTTCCGTGCTCGTTTTTGCCGACTGCCGTGATGGTGATATACGGGTCTCCGTTTTTGTCGCGTTTGATGGTTTTGCGGTATTTCACGCTGGAGGCGTAGGCTTCCGTGCGGAACCCGCTGGCCCGGACGGCATTTTGCAGCTCCTCGACGATGATATCCCCGGCGGCGTACAGGAGTTCCTTCTGCATGTCCTCATCAAAGACATTCGCTTTCTGGAGCGTGGCTATGAGCTCGTCGGCGCCGGTGATAGAGATGTTAGCCATACTCCGCGCCCTCCGTTTCGGCTATGAGCGCGATCTGCGTGCGTCCTGTTTCCTTGTCGTAGGTTTCCATGTCGATGGTTGCGATGTAGCCCGCTGCCTCCAGCGCGGCTTTCGTGCGCTGGAGCAGATCGGCGGCAAAGCCCTCGGCAAAGATGGAAACGGCGTACTGCACGCCGGTCTCGGCCTCTCCGCCCTCGGCGTAGAGCTGCCCGGACTGGCCGAGCAGCTGATAGGTGATGTAGGTTTCTTCCGCGCCCTTATAGGGCGGGTGGCAGACCGGAACGCCCAGGCTTGATAGCGCCTCATAGATCATCATGCGCCGTCCCTCCGTTTGCAGGTCAGCTCTGTTTCCTCTGTTTCCTGCCCGTAGCTGCGGACGACGTCAAAGACGTCGGAGCCGCAGACGAGCTGCTGCTCGCCGCCGTATTCCGCGCTGTGCATGCGGAAAATTGCGTCCGTGCGCTTGCCGGCTTGCGCGGCCTGGTAATACTCGGCACGGTTTACGGACTTGCGGGCAGCCCAGACGGTGGTCTCCCGCTCGAGCTTTTCCGTCGTCTGGCCGTTTACGATGGGGTAGGAGAACAGGCGCAGCGTGATCTGCGTGTCAAAGATCACAGCAAGCACCTCCTGCTCCGCCGCTGGCTTGGACTGCCCGGTAATCGTCCGAGAGTCCCATGGCGTCGCGGATATCTGCGAAGCATGTCTTCCATTCCTCGCCCCGGCCGCAGAAATCATGCTGCCAGCGGACGTATGCGCGGACGGCGTCCTTTACCAGCGGATCTTCGTCCGCTCCCTCTGCGCCCGCAAGGTGCAGGCGCATGAGACAGGCGTCGATCTCGTCTTTGAGCTCATCGTCAAGGGCGTTTGTGGTCAGCCGCAGGGCGGTTTTTGCAACGTTGATCAAAGCCAATGGTTATCCCTCCCTGTTGGCCGCGCGCCGTCAGGCTTTCTTCTTGGTCAGCGTGACGAGGCTGTTCGTGTCTACACACTTTCCGTCTACAAGTGCCAGCGCGACGGTCACCTCGTCATCGGTCGCGTTGTCGGTGTACTTGCGGAAGGTCATGCCCAGATTTTCGTTCCAGAGGTAGTCCTTGAAATTGAAAATGAACGCAAAGATCGTGTCCGCAGTCACGCTCGCCGTGAAGGACGGCAGATAGTCGCCGACAAGGACGACTTCGCGGCCAAAGAGCGAGTAGACCGGCTTTCCGCTAAGTCCATAGTTGACGCGGGCGACGGGCTGCTTCTTGTCGTCCACCATGCCGACGATCTGCTCAAAGAACGTCTTCTTCGTCATGCACCAGACGGCGTCTGCGTCATAGGCCTGCGGCAGGAGTGCTTCTGCCTTGACCAGATCGGTGTACGCCAGCGCGGTCGTTGCGGCAGCGATGTCGATGTTCTGGCCGGTCACGACGGTCTCCTTGGTGATTCCCTTCGGCTGTCCGGAGCCGGAGCCGCTGATGATGGCCTGTTCCTCAGCCTTGACCATGGCCTCGGCGACGTTGGCGACAAACTGCGACTCAAACATCGGATAGGTCACGATGGAGACCTCAAGCGACATGGAGATCGCGCAGCGCAGCTTGTGGTAGGCGAACGTGATGGAGCCGAGCGCCTTTTTCTGCTTGTCGGAGCCTGTGCCCTCGGCAACCCAGGAGGCCGTCGGCTTGGCCGAGCTGGTCGGAACGGTCACGCCGCCCTTGTAGGATGTGTGCGTCACGCGCGGCAGGATCATGCCGGTCGACTCGATCTTCTCGTAGATCTTCTGCAGCGTCGTGGTCGGGATGGCCGCGCCGACGTCGGAGGTCTTGGTGTTGGCGTCCACGTTGGTCAGCTCTGCTGGGATCTTCTTGCCGGTCAGGACATAGTTCATAAAGGCCCGCTTGTACTCGTCGGTGTCGTACCGGTCGAGCACGTCCGGGGTCTTGGCGCCGCCGGACAGGTCGACGGACTGCGCGGCCGCAGCCGGTGCCGCAACCTTCTGACCCGCAAGTGCGTTGAGGTTCGCCTGGATCTTGGCTTCCTCCTCAAACTTGGCGTCGAGGGCTTCGACTTCTTTCATCTTGGCCTGCGCCTCTGCGGTCTTGCCTTCGTCCAGCAGCTTCTGGGCGTCGTCCATGAGCTTCTGGCGCTGGATGTTGTAAAATTCCTTTGTCATTTCAATTCTCCTTTGAGTTTTAAAAATTTCAGTTTTGCTTCTGCCTGCGCCCGTTCGGGCATAAAAAAATCAGGCTCTGCGGCCTGACCTTTTAAAAAGTTTTCCGCGCGCCGGAGCGCGTCTTCGCTGAGCATGCCGGAATAAAAATCCGCTGCCAGCGGCTTCTGGCCGGTGTCCGGCTGCATCACGCGGTCAACGAGTCCGAGTTCTACGGCCCGCTCCGCTGTGATCCATGTTTCTGCGTCCATCATGGCGGCGATCTCCGCCTCCGGCCTGCCGGTCTTTGCGACGTAGGCCGAGATGATGGCGTGGTTGGCGTCGCGCAGCGTCCCTGCGGTGTGCTCCATCTGGCGGTAATCGCCGCTGGCCTTTGTCTGGACGTTGTGGATCATCATCATGCCGGTAGGCGTCATTTCTGATTCTCCCGCCATGGCGATGATGGACGCGGCCGAAGCTGCGAGTCCGACGATTCGGACGATCACGCCGCCTGCGTAGTTGCGCAGGGCGGTATAGATCTCGCTCGCGGCGAAGATCTCGCCGCCGCCGGAATTGATCTCGACTTCGGCCCGCTCGCCGTTTCCCTTGGCAAGTGCGTCGGCTACGGATCTCGGGCTCGTCGCCTCCATTCCGTAAAACTGATAGAAGCGGTGCAGGTTGCTGGATACGATGGGCCCGCGAATGCTGATCTTCATGTGGTTTCATCTCCTTTCTGCGTGGTGTTCCGGTCGACCGGCTGCGTGTCCAGTCTGCGGATCGGCTTGTCTCCGCCGTCTACCGGTGCAAGATTGAACGCACGCCGCCATTCGTTCGGCGTCAGCGCGCCTCGGTCGACCATCTGCAGGAGGTTGAGCTTGGTCGAGGTCGAGGCGAAGTCCCACGCGGAGGCCTCGAATACGATGCGATTCCCGCAGCCACGCTCGCGCCGGGAGAATAGCTTGCGGGTGTACTCGCCGCTGAGCTGCTTCAAAACCGGCTCGATCTCGGCGTCAAAATAGGCGTTCTGCTCATCCTCCGTCGCAATGGATGTGACGATGTGCGGGTTGGTGTTAAACAGGGCATAAATGCGCTGCGTGGTTTTGTCCATCTGGGCGGCGTTCGGGACGTAATCCTTCGGGTCAATCTGCTTCGCCTCTGCCTTTGCATCTACGGCCGCGACGCCCGTGCCGTTAGTCACGTTCAGGAAACTGTCCGCGAAGTCCTGCGCACGCTGCTTCACGTCCTCCGGGCGCATGGACGCGGCGAACATCAGCAGCCAGCGAATCACGGCGCTGTTTCGGATGGCCTTGACGATGCCCTGATCTGTCGTGGTGACGATCTCCATGAGCGGCACAATGGCCGGAGCAATGGGGTCGCCGAAGATGTCGTTTTCGTAAAAATCCCCGCGCAGGTGGATCACATCGTCGTATGCAAACGTCAGCACATTGCCGTTCTGCATGTAAAATTTCAGGTATAGATTTCCGCCCGCGTCATAGACAGCGTCTGCCTGCATGGCCGCGACCGGGAAAATGGCGTTTGGCAGACCGTTTTCATCCCGGAGGATCACGGCAAACGCGTTGTTGTTGAGGACCAGCTGCGCGGCCAGCTTCTCCTGCAGCAGCTGGCCTGTCATGTACTGGTTCGGTTCCTCGAGCAGGAACCGGATATACGGCTCCGGATTTACGGCGAGCTTCCGCGCCGATGCCGTGGCCGTTTCCCTTATGTGCTTGGCCGTCAGCTTGCCGATGGCCTTGATCTTCGGCCGGATGCAGGCGCGGACGATGTCGGACTGATACATTTTGCCGTTGTAGCTGTAAAAGCCATTCCCGCGCTCCTGCACCATCTGCACGGTCGAAACGCGCTTGGTCGTCGTGATATTCGTCAGGAGGTTTTTAAAAAATCCCATTGTCTCACTCCTAGAGCATACTGGTGTATTCCGCCTGCTTCTGATCATAGATCGTGTAGGCGTCTAGCAGGGCCGCCGTTCCGTCGATGCGGCGCGTTGACTTGCTCGTTTTGTGCGGCTGGATATTGCCGTTTTTGTCCTCGTCGTAGGCGGTGTTTGCGAGGTTCCACTTGTCGATCGGGTGGTTGTTGTAAATAATGCGTTTGGATTCGAGGTCGTTTCCGCAGCGCTTCATTGGCTCGGACAGCGTCTTTACGCCCTGGTGCACTGGGATCATGGCTTCGGCCCCGAAGTAGTCCGCCATGCTGTCTACCCAATAGGCCGCAGACCAGGCGTCGTATCCGAAAAACGGCAGAAAAATATCGAGGTCTTCCTGCACCTCGACAAACCATGCTTTGACGTCCTCATAGCGGATCTTGTTTCCCTCTGATAATCTGAGCAGCCCGCGCTCATGCCACTTGTCGTATGGGATCTTATCTTCCGTGACGCGCTTTTCCAAAAGATCCTGCGGCAGCCAGTACATCTGCAGCACAAACAGGATCTCCGGCAGCTCCGGCACCTGAAACAGCACCTTTGCCGCCGTCAGGTCGGTGGTCTTGGACAGATCCGCGCCGCCGATGCCGTATCGCGGGTAGGAAAGCACGCGCTCCTGCGTCTTGCCGTCTGCCATGTGGTGCTGCCAGATCAGGCGGCGGTTTTCCTTGTCGAGCTGGAAGGTGTCACGATTGTCCAGCTGCTCAAAATTGAGCCAGGCTTCGGAGGACGTTTCGCGGATGTTGAAATCCTTGCAGACGAGGTTTCGGACGAGGGCCGGGTTTTTCTCCGCCCGCTCTACCCGCTCTTTGAGGGCCGTGTAGGACTTGATCGTCCCGAGCCCCGGATTTGCCTTTTTCCAGCAGTCCGGGTCTGTCCACTCGCTGCGCTTATCGAGCTCATAAATAAACGCGATCCGGCGCGGGTCGTGGTACCCGTCCGGATCTTCGTAGCCGTTTATGATGCGCTCGGCCTCTTCGTATTTTTCGTCGTAGATGTCTTCTCGAATGGTGCCGGCTGTGGATGTGATGAATCGCAGCGGCTGTGCGCGGGCTTGATCGCCGTCGGCAATGATGTCGTACAGCGGTCTGCCGTTTTTCCACTGATGGATCTCGTCCATCATGGCCCCGTGGATATTCAGGCCGTCGAGCGTGTCGCTGTCCGAGGACAGCGGCTTGAATACGCCGTCGTTATAATCGCTGTCCACCTCGCCGACCAGACAGCGCGTCCGTTTGCGCAGCGCCGGTGATTTCTGCACCATGCGCTTTGCTTCCTGCCAGATGATCTTCGCCTGGTCTCGCTTGGTGGCCACGGCGTAAACCTCTGGGCCAGCCTCGCCGTCCGCCAGCTGCAAATACAGGCCGACGCCTGAGGCCAGCAGCGACTTGCCGTTTTTCTTTCCGACAATGAGGATCGCTTCGCGGTACTGCCGGTTTCCTTCAATGTCGATAAACCCGAAGACAGTCGCCAGCAGCGCTTTTTCCCATAGCTCCAGCCGGACGAGCTGGCCGCCCGCCTTGCCCTTGGAGTGGTGGCAGTAGTTTTCAAAAAATTCGAGGACGTGGTTGGCGCGGCGCGGCGAGTAGTAAAACTCGGAATCTGTGTTTTCCAGCTGCTCTACAACGTGCCGGTAGGTCTTCTGGACTTTCAGGCTGACGACCTCGCGGCCGTCCTGGATAGCCTGCCAGTATTCGAGGATGGGGTTGTAGGTCGCCTGGTAGCGCGTGAGTTTCATTCCTCGTCACGCTCCCGGACAAAGCTTGCAAAGCCGTCGTCCTCCTGCTTCTGCGCGGTGTCCGGCTTCGGCAGGAGCGCCGTGAGCTGCTTGATGATCTTCTGGTAGTTCGCGTTTGTCGAGTTGTATGCCTGCCCGATGGGCCGGGCGCGATCATAGGGCTCCAGTCGCTCCGACTGCTGGAATTTCTCCGTCCAGCCGTTTTCCCGCAGGTCGTCCGCCATATCCTCGCACTCGATGCGCATAAAGGCTGCCTGATCGATGAGTCCCGCGACAGTCCCGGCCGCTTCCTTCGGCAGAAGCTTGTAGATCCTCCGGAGTCTGGTCTTCTCGGCGCGGATACGCTGTTCCTTTGTCTTTTCCTGCCTGTTCGCCACAAAAACCGCCTCCTTTTCGCGTGATTTTTGCCGTCTGTCCGCGCGTGCGCGTAGATTACTTATCGCCGCGCTTTTGTAGGGGGGCCTCGTGAACGGGCTGCGTATTCTTCCGAGGTAGGGCGTGCGGTGATTCAGCCGGCGCCCCGGCCTCGCGCGACGGGGGGGATCGGGTCGCCGGCGGCGTCGAAGAAAATTTTTTGCGTCAGAGCTTTTGCGACGCCGTGCCCGTCAAATTGATCGTGGCAGTCCTTGCAGACGAACTCGAGGTTGGAGTAGGACAGGCTGATGTCCGGGTCGGTGATGTTGTCCGGCGTGAGCGCCCGCTTGTGGTGGACGATGTAGCCCGGTTTGTCCCGGCATTCTTCGCAGAGCCCGCCGTCGATGGTCCGTCGGAACTTGATATACCCGGCGCGGCATTTCTTCCAGCGCCCGGACGCGTAAAAGCGTGCGGCCCATGGCTGCATCCTGTTCCCTCCAATTCTTCACGCTATCACTGTAGCACAGATTTTAGGCTCTGTTAGCTCAACTTTTGCGGTAGCCAAGCTCCCGCGCCGCTTCGTATACGAAACGGCTGTACATGCGCTTGGCTGTCGACTGGCTGACATGCACCCGGCGCGCGGCGGATTCCAGGCTTTCCCTCGGCCAGATCCATGCGTGCAGGCGCACGATCTCCAGCACATCGGCTCCGTCCCGCCATGTCTGTGCGGTATTGATCGCGGCTTGCACGGCAGCATAGTCCTCGTACTCCCGCGAAGATAAAACGCGCACAGCGATATCCTCGACGGCGCGCCCGGAGGAATGTCCGCCCGGCTGTGCAGAATATCCCGGCGTGATCTTCTGGCGGCTCATGTCCCGAACCTGTCTGTCCAGTTTCGGGAATTCGCCGATGGTGCGGCAGACGTTCCAGTACCACCAGTATCTCGGCTTTGACACTTTCCCACTTCCTTCCTGCTTCGTGCTAAAACCTTACGCATATACAAGGCTTAATTTAAGCGGCTCCCGTTCCGCTTGTGCTCTGATCTTGGATCGACTACATACTTATAATATTGATACCCGTACTTTGTCGTCCGAGCCTCGACGAGGATATAGCCGCGCGGGGCGACGGGCGGATGCTTTGGGCTGTACTCGCGCACGACCTCGGTCGCAGGTTCCGGCTCGGGGCGGATGCAATTTCGCGTCGCCTTGTACCGGTGGCCGCCGAATTCTTTTCTCCAGTGCGCATGCAGATAACTGGCAAGTGCTGTGTAGTCCTGGCCGTGGTCGACCTTGTTTCCCTGCTCATCTATATAATAGTTGTGCTTTCGCAGGTGCCGAACCTCGATCACGCTGCCGAGCCCCCAACGCCCGCCGATGGCTTCTTCCGGGATCCCCTCTGTTACCAGGTGCAAATGGAAGCGATTGGTTGTTTTTCCTCTTCCGTAGAAAGCAACGATTTTGGCCTCCGGATAGTGATACTGCATGCGGCGCACAAGGTTGTCGCGCACTCTGCGCATTTCCTCCGCGGTATGTACCTCGTTTTCTGCATCCAATGTCAGGGTGGAATACAGGCTTGTGGGCGAGAAATTGGCGTTCATCAGCGCAACGAGCCGATCCAGCGATTGCTTGCTGTTGAATTCATCGCGCTCCGCCTGCGTCTGGAAGCGCGGCTTTCGCGGCTTGCTGGTCTTTTGGTCCGCGCCATCGGACACGGTATAAACGATCTGCGTACATACCGCCCCTGTAAACAGGCGGCGCTTGTGCCTCTTTGCCATACTCCATCCTCTTTTATGCAAATAGTGATAGCTGCGCCGTATGCGCGGCGAAGCGCTCCTCTTGTGCCGCAAAATAATCCTTATTGAGCTCGCACCCCACAAAATCCAGCCCTGCGTCATATGCAGCGATCCGGCTGCTCCCGCTCCCAAGATGCGTGTCGATGATCTTGTCTCCCGGCTTTGCATACCGGGCGAAGATCCACGCATAGAGCGCGACAGGCTTTTGCGTTGGGTGAATCCGTTTCTCGTTTTTTCGCTTGTCTCCCTGTTGGGTAGCGCCGTCGGCGATGCTTTTGCCCTGCATCATTCCGTTCCACATATACCGGATCAGTCTGACGCTATCATGGCAATTTGTCGCTGCGATCTCGCAATCGCTAAAGCTGCTCTCCCCGTTGCACTTATCCCAGACAATTCGTCCGGGCGGAAAAATATATTTATAGTAGTTGCAGCCCCAGACTATGATCTTCTGCGCCACCCTGTTTAGCTCATCAAAATATTCCACGCCCGGGATTTCCCACTCCGGGGAGATCGGGTAATCCCTATGCACGCCGTTCTTGCTTACCCTGCTGCCGTAATAGCCCCGGCGTTCCGGGCCGCTGAAATACGGAGGGTCTACCACGGCCAGATCAAACGCCTTATCCGGCAGCGTCCGCATATACTCCATGCAGTCCATGTTATACGCAATGTTCATAGCGATCCCTCCTGTTCTGCCCGCTCAAAGCGTGGCCGGAGATTCCGGCCATGCGTTCAGCGGTCAGTTTCCTCGCGTATTTTCATTTCTGTGTATTCTGTTGGCGTTATCGGTGGAAAGCCGAATGCCGCCCTGATTTCGTTCGGGGTGTTCTTGCGGAATACATCTTCTTCCTGCATGATGGCTTTCCACGCAGCTGCGTCCAGCGCCTCAAGCGTTACCTCCGCTTGATGTTTCAGGCTGCGCAACTTGAAAAAAACCAGCACGCCCAGCGCGATCCACTCCAACGCAGCAGCAAGCTCCAAAATCTCAATGATCATTTTCTTCTCCTTCCACTCCTTCCATAGTCGCTTGGCAGTATTGGCACCGGCGCGGCAAGCTCTTCCTCACGCCGCCCTTTTTCCAGACTTCGACGTGCGGCTTCTGCGGCCTGCCGCAGGCCGGGCAGCGGTAGACGTGGAAGATATCATCCCAGCGCCACCAATTCCCGGTGCGGCGCAACTGCTTCGCCGCGTTTTTAAGCAGCACGTCATAGCAGTCCGGCACATCCTTCGGGAACCATCCTGCGATAGGGCCGCCGCTCAACCGGCACTTGTCGCAGTCGTCCACCCTGCACGCCTCTATCGCCTGCATGATCTCCGTAAAACTCATATCTTTTTTGCCGAGCAGCAGCGCTTCCCGGCGTTTTTCTTTTCTGCTCATCCCTGCGCCGCCTCCATTTCCTTGCGCTCCTGCATAAACCCGTGCAAGAACAGTTCCAGCAGCGCGGCGGCGCGGTTGCACAGATTTGTGAAATCCTTCTTGCTGATCTGCAGCTTGCCGGTCGTAATAACTTCAGTCTCCGGTCGGCCAATAATCTGAATCGTCGGATTAGGCACCAGCTTCTTTTGGCCGTCCTCCACTATGAAAAGCGGCGGCGTGGACTGCTCCATGACGATGCGCGGCGGGTATGCCTCGCCCCGGAAGCTGGTATCCCAATTCAGCTTTTCGTAGTACGCGACAAAATTGTCGAGGTCGTGCGCAAAAGTTCCCATGATTTCTGCCATTTTAATACTCCTTTCACACTTCCACGCACTCATCGGCGCGGATATTGATGCGTTTGCCGCCGGACTGGATCACATAGCCGTACCGCTTCGTGCTTGTCGGCGGGCGGTATTTTTCTGCCGGGTAGATCTGCCCGACGGCCGGGCTCAGCTCCGGATAAACCTCGATCGGCCTTGTAATACGGATGTTTACCCGGCTGTGCGGCAGGCGGAGCTCGCCGTTTTCGGCGCGCATGCGCTCTCCGCATTGTATGTGTCCTTCGGCCCGCACTGCTTTGATGTTTGCGTTCCTGCATTTCGGTGAGCAGCACGGCTTGTATGTGTTGTACTGCCGCAGATAGCTCGGCGTCCGGTAAAATTCCTTCCCGCACTGCGGGCAGATCAGCTTGACTAATTCCTGTTTCATGCGTTCACATCCCTTTCGTCTGGGGGCCGGTATTCCGGCCCCCGTAGGCAGGACGGGCTTTCACCGTCTGCGCACCGGCGCGCCGCGCTCGCTTGTCAAACGCTGCGCATTTCCGGGCGAGCCGCCCTTGACTGCCATCAGGCGGCTTTGTAAAAAAGGAGGCAAGCGATGCCGTCAGGCGATGCCGACCCGACGGTGGGGTAACGTTGACGGGTTCCGTTCGCGCGCACGTCCCACACGCGCTTTTTTATCCCCGGCGCACGGGCTTGAGGGTTTTACCGTGCGCCGGGTGCAAAGCCGAGGAAAGTTCCCCCCGCAGCCGTCTCAAGGCAAAGCGGCTGCGGCATATGTCCAAAAAATAAGGTTCCCCGGCTGATTGCCTATTCCTTGGTGCTGATATCCTTGTGCAGCAGGCCGTCCGCGCCCTTGACGAGCGGCAGCGCCCTGCGCCGCACCTGCTCATCCGGATTCCAGCCGCATTTCAGGCAGCAGGCCGTCGTGCGGTTCATGCAGGCGTTCCCGCTTTTCGGCAGGCCGCACGGCATTCCCGGACGGCCCTCGTTTTTTTCTTCCGGCATTTTTAAATCTCCTGTATATCGAATCCGAATTTTGAACGCATGAATTTTTTATTGCGCAGATACTCCTTCGTCCGCGTCGGCGCGGACTTGACGTCCTCGACGACGAGCTTTCCGCCGAATTTGTACGAAAAGTCCGCCGTGTACCGCACTGCTCGGATGCGCTCGCCCGTTTCGGTGATGTAGCTTTCCTGCAAGGTGAACTGCGGTTGCAGGCGCAGATCGGAGATAATGCCAGCCCGGAGCATCACCATCAGCTCGTCATACCGCCGCGCCTCCTTCTGGCTGTCGAAGCGCAGCTCGCCGCGCTCGGCGGGCGTGCTGTGATACTTTGAGGCCTTCTTCGGCGCCGCGGCAGTCCCCGGCATCTGCTGCCGTGCATAAAGCTCCCGCATCCTCGGCGGCATGTCCGCCATGCTCTCAAACCGCAGCCCGCTCATTCGGCAGCTCCATCCATCTTCGCCCCGCAGTTGGGGCAGTATGAGAAACTGCTCGCCATTGGAGCACCTTTCGTGATTCTGTAGCCCTTATTGCAGCCTGTGCAATACCAGTTTGAACGTACCCGTTTCCATCTTGCGTGCACCACCTCCGCAACGTCGGCGGCGGGCTGACGCAGCAGGAGCGTTTTCACCCGCTGAGGTGTCCAGTTCGGATTTTCCGCGTTGCAGGCTTCAAAATCTTTCAGCGCCGCCTCGCGGCTGATGTATTCGTCAGGCATCTTCGTCATCTCCAAAGTGCTCGTCGTATTCTTCCGGCGTGATGAACTGAATATCGTCGCCGGTATAGCCGACTACGTCAAGGCACATCAGCTCTATCAGCGTATCTTTATTGACACACTTGCACAGATCTTCATACGGGATCGTGTTTTTTGACTCGAAGCTCATCTGCGCACCGAACTCTCCTCGGACTGTAAAGCACACACGGTTTTCAACCATCCTTCTTGCCCTCCATTCTTGTCCGCAGCAGTTTCGCGTACAGTTTGATCGTCAGCGTATCCTCTACCACACCGGCGTTTGTCTTCCAGCGCGGCTTTTCCTTCAGCCCCCAGTTTGCATGGTTCCGGCTCGTGCCGATGGACATGAGGATCTTTCTTGCTCGTTTTCTGGTCATGGCCTGCCCTCCATTTCCCGCAAAGCCTTCTCGGCTTCTTCGCGGGTGAGAAAAATTGTTTTCCCTATGCCGCTCTCTACGGATGGGAGGAACGGGTACGTTTCAATGTCCCACTTTCCCTGTATTGCGAAGTATTTCATGCTCCCGACTCGGTGCTCGAAGATTTCTCCGGCAAACACTCTGTATAATTTATCGCCCACCTTGCACGGCAGCACCACCACGCGCTCGTCCTTGTCGGCTTCGGCAAGCTCGCGGATGTGATGGAGCAATGTAAGCTGCTCAGTCAGCGTTTTTGATTCTTTCAGTGCGTAATCAAACAGTTTCCCCAGAGCGGTTACTTCTTCTGGCTCCCGCCCCGTGTCCTCGTAGGCCGCAAGTCGATCTGCCATCTGAACGACTTCGGTCATCGTTAAGTGGTACAGACCGTGCCCATTTACCAGAACACAATCTTCATTCCGGCTTGTCAGTCGCTCCATCGGCATCCTCCTTCCCTTGTGTTTCCCGCGAAGCCCTCTCGGCTTCTTCGCGGGTTAAAAATATGCTCTTCCCGATTGCATTTTTATCGAAAGCCGGGCCGCCTGCCGTCTCGTAGATGACCTCGCGCACCGTGTGCTCATACACCCTCACCCCGTCAGTCTCGTACACCTTGCACGGCAATATAATGACGCGCCCGTCCTTGTCGGCCTCGGCAAGCTCGCGGAGGCGGCTAGGCTCCACTCCCAGCGCCTGCGCTGCCAGATTTATCATCGTGTCCTCCGTAAATGGAGCCTTGATTTCCTCCGGCGTCAGGCCCGTGTCCTCGTAGGCCGCGAGGCGATCAACAAAATCCGCCTGGTACTGCACTCCGCTGAAATTTACCCGCCAGTATCCGTCTTTGAAATAAGTCAGTCGTTCCATAGTTCTTCCTCCACATACCGCCAGCTCTGCGGCGGGCGGGTGACCGGCTTGGGTTTTGCCTTGAGCGCTACCTCTACCTCATTTGGCACAGCGTAAAATTCCCGCAGTTCGCGCGGGGTGTCGTAAATCTTGAGATTGGAGATGTGCCAGCCGAAGCCTGTGGCAGCTCCGAGATACTGGTGCAGCTCCGCAGGCTCTAGGCAGGTTGGCCGCGCAGCATCCGACGGGATCCTTCCCGCGCCGTTAATGTTGATGATCTCATCGCACAGAAATTCCCCGATGACTTTGCCGTTTCCGCATTCGTAGATGTAGCACTTAAACGGTGTGTTCATCTTCGGGCGCGTCTTGCGCACCTCGATGGTCTTCCGCCCGTTGATGATCTTCTCGCACCACTCCGGGCGAATGCTGATCAAAACAGCTTTGCTCATGCCTTGCCTCCTTCCTCCGGCGCGCCCGGCAGCGTCATCCAGTGAGTAATCAAGTTCTGCGGTACCTCCCAGTTATCGCACGTCCATCCGTCGCTTGGAAAGTATCTGGCCATATCTACAATCGAGCCGCCCGCGTCCCGAAAAGCAACGAGATATTTGTTGAGACGGTCTATTGGCAGCCTGTCCTCCACGCTGATCCACTGCGGCACCTTCTCCCGCAGCGCCGCGTTCTCGGCGGTCAGGCGCTCGATCACGTTAGCAGCCGCAAACTCGATGTATTCCCGCCGATCTTGGATTTCTCCGACCTTGCAGTTTTCGCACGCGTCGTCGTGTCCAAGCCCCTTCGCGCAGCACCGCAGCGCCTGCACGATTTCCTGCCCTGTCATATCGTGTCCTCCGAAATCAGGTTATATTTTTTGAGCAGCGCGGGAACTTCGTTCTCGCCTATGATCTCGTCCCGGAATGTTTTTATGTGCGTCCAGTTGTGCGGCGCCCCGCCGATCCACTGGAACGTCCAGAGACTCGATTCATTTTTTCCGTGGTAAATCTGTATGCTGAACGCTTTTCCGATACGGAATCCGTTAGAATCCAGCCGTTCCGGCTCAAGCATACCAGATATGTACTGAAAGCCATTCCCGTCTATCCCGCTGACGATTAGCTTATATATGCCATTCATCTCAAAATGTCCTCCATCAATGCCTTAAAAATCGGGTATGCCTGCTGCGGCACTACGGCGTTCCCGAGGCATTTAAGTCTGTCCACCCTGGCGGGAATCCCATGAGCCACTCGACCCACGTCGGGTTCAGCTGCCCACCAATCTGATCGTTGAGGTTGCACGTGCGGGCCGGATTTTCGTACCGCTTCCGCTGCCCTGTCCGGTAATCCCGCGCACACGGTGTTGCAAACAGCTTCACTGCATTCGCCAGCTGGCGCACGTGATGGTTGTTCCCCGGCGTCTTCGGCTGCGTCAAGTGTTTCAGACTGTTTGCGCCCTTGCAGTCCCGAGCCGTTGGCGTCGGCCACATCTGCGAGGCCGGTGAAGAATACCCTTGATCGTCTGTGACAAGCTCCGACAGCCGCAGCCTCAAAATTAAACACGACGACGTGATAGCCAGCACGCTCCAGATCCTTGACCACCTGCCCGGCGGCAATCTTGATGATTCCAGGTACGTTCTCACCGACAACGCAACGCGGGCGCAGCTCGGTGATAACTCGTAGCATCTCCGGCCAGAGGTATCGATCATCCCCTTTGCCCTTTTGCTTTCCAGCCACGGAGAAGGGCTGGCATGGGAATCCGCCGGAAATAACGTCAACTGTTCGTAGGCCTGTCCGCTCATAAAAACTCTCCTTTGTCAGCGTCCGGACATCACGCCAGCGCGGCACGTCCGGCCAGTGCTTTTCCAGCACCTTCGTGGGGTAATCGGCAAATTCGCACTGCCCGATGGTCGTAAATCCGGCCCACTCGGCAGCCAGATCCAGCCCGCCGATCCCGGAAAACAGGCTCAGATGCGTCAGCATTTTGTTTCCTTCCCCGTCGGCGTAAGCTTGGCCAGCATGATCTGCCCCAAATCCGCCACGTAGACCAGCCGCCCACGGTTGTACACCATCAGCTTCTCGCCCTGGATCTCCATCCGGTCTGCTTCGATGTTCGTCAGATCGTGGCAGCAATCGCAAACAAATCTCATGTCTTGTCCTCCTTCCTGAATACCACAACCATACTTGGGAAAGGAGCGCTGTTTTTGCTTCCACCAAACTTTAGACGCCCAGCGATAAAGCGGATCTCTCTCATCCCGTATATGTACCGATGGAACCACCGCGTATCTGTTCTTGCAGGAAGCAACATGACTACCGTCGCTCCATTTTCTGCGGATTCTGCCGCTTTTTGTACCCATTTCCCGATCTCGCGGCCATACGGAGGATTGCACCAACATACGCCGGCCCATTTTTGCACGAGCCCGTCGTCATCAGGCGTAAAATATCGTGCGCATTTTGCGTTTTCTGGAATCGCGCAGACATCTGTCTCAAATGCGAACTCTTCGTTTAGTTCGTCAAAAAAGCCCTGTGGCGTCGCCCACAAGTCGGTTGCGCTTGAAAACATCAAGTCTTTGTTCATGTCTTATCCTCCTTGTTTTCCGCAAGCATTCGCTCGACCGCCTCCAACTGGAACGCATCAAGTTCGTCCCCGTGGCGCTGTACACCATGTTGCATCCGAGCGGCCCCCTTCGATACAGACCCCATCACCCTGTCCACAGCCGCACGTTCCAGCGGATTCAGATCGTCATGATGCCCCTGCACGCCGTAGCCGGGCTTTGCAGCGCGGCCGAGCGCCGCAGGGCGTGTGCTGGCCTCTTTCAGCCAGTCAAACACGATCCCCTTGTAATTTGCGGCCATAGAGCGGGTTATCACGTCGATCATGGCTTCCTCGCCGTATTCCTCCGCAGCCTTTGTGATCTGCGTAACAAGGCTTTGCAGGCCGACAGGCTTATACTCCTCCCGTCGTTCGCCCTTGTACGCCACCCATTTCTCAACGGATTCGCGCAGTGCGGGGGGTAGGGGGGAAAGAATACTGTCCATGTCCTTGTCCTTTTCCTTTGTCCTTTTCCTTTGTCCATAGCTTTTTTTGCTTTCATCGGAAAGCATTTGCTTTTTTTGCTTTTCGTTGCTTTCGTCAAAAGCATTTGCTTTTTCGGATTCAGGCCGACCGCCCTGCTTTCCTGCCTCGCTTCTTGATGCGGAGACGGCTTTTTGCGCCGCTACGGATTCGTCAATGTCCCGTCGAATCGCAGGCCAAATGAAACGTTCACTCCCGCTGAACTCTGGCTCTGCTCCCGACTCGCGATAATCCATCGCGGCCAGCACCAAGCGCCCCACCTCAGCAGCACTGTACGCCTCGAAATAGCTCCTGTAACTCAGCCACAGCTTGACGTATTCCTTTTTATCTCCCATCCGTCAGCCCTCAGAACGGCAGGTCGTCGTCGCCAATCTCCATCTGCGGCATATCCGGCGCAGAGAACGGAACCGGCGTTGTGCTCGGTAGCGGCTTGAACTCCGAAGAGGCCGGTGCAGCGGCAGAAGCATTCTGCCCGTCCCGCTTGCTGTCGCCGAAATAAACGCTTTCTGCGACGATCTCTGCCGTTTTGCGCTTGTTTCCGTCCTTATCTTCCCAGTTGCGGATCTGCAAACGGCCAGACACCACGGCCATGCGGCCCTTGGAGAAATACTTGCTGACGAACTCAGCCGTGCCGCGCCATGCGACGATATCCACGAAGTCCGTTTCCTTCTCCGCGCCCTGCGCCGCGAAATCGCGGTCGCAGGCAAGCGTGAAGGATACAACAGAATTTCCGCTTTGCGTCTGCCGAAGCTCCGGGTCACGGGTCAGGCGGCCCATCAGGACGATTTTATTCAGCATTTGCGTTGCCCTCCATGACCTCACCTGTAGTCTGGTCAACAGGCATATTGTCTACCATTTCCGCATCTGCGACAACAGTAGGAACGCTGAACATATCGTCGCTGATCTCCGTCTTGATCGTGCTGTCCTGCGCAATCTGCCGAACAAATTCAGACTTCATCGGCGCGTATTTCAGAACTTTTTTCAGAACGGTCTTCTTTGCCATCTCTTCAAAGTTGGTCTGCCACGGGCCGGAGCCGTATGCCTTGCTGTACTTCTGCGCATGGGCGCGAACATCGTCCAGCGTCATGATCTCGAAGCCGTAGCCGCCGTCCTTTGTCTTGAACATCGCCCAAACGTTCACCGGGTCGCCGCGATCTCCGTTCAGCTTCGGGATAAATTTCAGGCTGCATTCTGTGCCATACTCGGCAATCAGCGTATCGTTCGCGTGTCCGACTTGCGCCTGGATCGTCTGGATCTCGCCGGAGCGGTATGCAAGGTCGATCATGCCCTTATAGCCAAGCTGGAACTGGCATTCAAGGCGATTCTGCTTGCCGTTCCAGTACGGGATCAAATATGCCTGTCCAAGCGGCGTGTTCGGCTCCAAGCCAAGCTGCGCGGCGGTCATCATTGCGCCGAGGAAAGATTGCGGCGTACACTGCGCCAGCTTCGGATTCGTGGAAAGTGCAGAAAGCGTGATCCGCGTGAACCGCTCCGGCGTCATAACGGAGGGAAGCGCTTTCTTGATCTCGCCCTCCATCTGCTTGATATACTGCTGCATTGTCGGATTTCCGCCGCTCTGTGCCTTCATAGCCGTCTGCGCGGTTGCCTGCTGGATTTTGTTCATGATTCTTCCTCCTGTTTCATTTCTGTAATTTTGAATGGCCGGGCCTGCACCGTTTTATAGAACGGTGCCAAATCGATATCCGGGTATGCCTCTTTAAAGGCTTTGGGCTGGAACGTCTGCCGGTTTTGCTGCTTCCAAGAGACGTTGTAGCCGTTGCAGGCGGCCCGCTCTGCCGTGCCCATATCGAGCTTGATCGTGTTTTCGATCTCGCGGCTGCGCTCCGCCAGTGCAGCCGCCTGACGT